GTATGATCATTGCCAAAAATTTTACCTATTGTAGTTAAACTCATATTAAATTTTTCAGATAATAAATTAAATATTATATTTCTAGTTCTACATATATCTTGTCTACGAGATTTAATTATCATCAATTCTTTTTTATTAACTTCATAGCGTACACAAACTTTATTTATAATACTTTCAATAACTGATTGAGTTGGCTTTCCAAAAGAATATCCAACAATTCTTTTTGGTGTGTATTGTTTTCTATTTTTTTTACTATGATCTCTAGCAAGTATATAACCATTTCTAAAACCATTTTTATAAATAGCTTTTTCTCTTATACTTAAATCTTGATACATTCCTGCTTTCATAGCAAGTTTTATCTCTTTGTGGAAGTTTTTGGTCATAGATCCCCTAGGGTTTGTTGTTGTTTTTTTCAATTATAAGTTTAATGACTATCTTGTCATTAAAAGTTCTTGTGTCTGCACTACCTTACTCATTAACCTGATACTATCTTGATGATATTTTTCAGCTAGTACCTTTGCCTCCAGAAACTTTCTGTGTTTCTTTTCTTGGAGATCCCTGTACCTTTGCAGACGAGTTTTTAGCTCGTTCATCCTTCTCCTTATTCACTTTTATAAAATCAATTTTAATATCATTGATTTTTACTTCTACAAATTCCCCTATGGCTTGTGGATCTGCAGCCTTCTCAGCGTTATTAAAGCTATCAATATGAGTGAAATTAGCCTCGCCAAATTTACGCCTAATATATTTAAACATTTTTATCCTTTTTGTCTACTGTTTTTTTATGCAGTTCTTTAGCCATTTTTGAGTATATTTCAAGGTCATCATAGCTATCTGCTTTATATTTTTTAGTTGTTCTATATAGTTTAAGAGCCATCATAAGTTGAGCAACCTGATAAGGGTGCATATCATCTTTTAAAATATCATGTAAAATAACATTAAACATGACAGCTAATAATCTAAAATTTTCCTGATAATCGCCATAATCTTTATGACGATCTTCTACAATTTTATTTAATATTTTTTCGTTAATATCTATTGTATTCATATTGTTTTGCAATGAGGTGGGGAAAACAACTAAAAGAAAAAAGCCAGAAAGGATTGGCTAAAAAACCCCACCTCAAAGTTTTACAAAAATGTTACCATCTTTGCGGTTTATTATTACCATACGATTGCTGTTTTGCAAAAGGTTTTGCTACTTGAGCTGGTGCTGAACCACCTCCAGTACCGCTACTTTTTGAAGTATCGTTTGGTGTTAGTTGCACAGTAATGTTGCCAGTTGACTCTCCATTTTCTGCGACTTCATCAAAGGCTGCTTGATTATACCAATTATCCCCTATCTTTACACCTATTCTCCATTCTTTTCCCGGAGGAGATTTTGGATTAATAGGTGCTACATAGCTTGGATGATTGGGAGCAGACCTTTTGTTGTTGGGAGTAAGTTTTATATATATCTTATCCATTTTGCTTTGCTCCTGTTTGTAGTTTAATCTTCCTGTTTTCATAATGATTCATTAAATCTTTATATGTTGCAGGATGATTTTTGATTGCATCATTAAATTCATTTTTAAACTCTACATCTTTAAGATATTTTAATCTTGAAAGGTGCATAGCTGCATCAATGTTTCTAATGACTGATTTTACTGAAGTTACCTTTTTTTTAGGATAATTAATTACTTCAGCACTTTGGTCTACCTTTGTATTTGGTATGTTAAGATCATCTAATTCTTCTTTTGAAGTGATGCTCTCATCCAGAATACCAAAGATAGATAAAGCTCTTGATATAGCAAAGGATTCTGCTAGTTCCATTGCTTTAGGTTTATTGTTCCTAAATACTTTTGCATGACCGGTAGCCACTGTACCATCAGGACTTACAATTTCTGCTTTACCAATATAGCAATCATCATAAGTCATAATATATGTTTTAATACCTAACTCTCCTGCAAATTCCTCAGTAAAAAATTTAAGTTTACTTGTGGCTTTTACAGTAGTTGTTCCATGCTCATTAATGTAAGTTCCTTCTTTTTTACATTTGTCTATTACTTTTTTTATTCTTTCTTTCATTTTTATCCCCATAGTTGTTTGATTGTTTTTAATTGATCAGCACTTAAATCTTTCATCATCCAATGATTAAGATCAGGTTTTTCCACATATTGTGCTGCGATCTTAGGATCGCCATTACTTAGTACAAGTAATTTTTGAATTGTTTTTGCCTTGTTTAACATTTCATTATAACAATATTCTAAATGATCATCAAATAATGCAGGATGACTATCGTCAAAAATAATGAAATCATTTTCATTTGCATAAAATAAGAATGGAGTTTTACCACTTGCAATTTTATAAAAAGCTACTTGAGTTATATTAACCGGATCAGGTTCACTTGGTAATTTTTGTGTATAAAGTTTTATATCACCTCTATAATCTTTTGCAGTAGGTGGTTTAGTTTTACATTCTGCAAAACTTAAATCAGTTTCAAAATCTAATCTACCGGTAACTCCTAAAGCTAAATCTTCTGGCAACATATCCACATATCTTTCACACTTTAATTCATCATCACCAAAGATATTTTTAACAGCACTTAAAATTTGTTGGGTAGTGCCATGTAATTTATCTTTAATTTGTTCTTTGATTTGTTTGTCTCTGTCATCAAAACTTTCTTTAGTATAAAGTTTATATTCATGGTCAAATATACTATCATAATCTCTGTCTTTAATTTCCTTCCTCTCAGCACCATGAAATATATATTTACCTACTAATTTTTGAGCCACATTACCGGTTAAACTTCCATAACCTAATTTATATTTTTTCTTATCGGCTCGTCTCTGTTTTTCAGTACGACACCAATAATCTACAATGTGCATAGCGATTGATCTATTTCTTGATAGCTGAGAGAAAGAAAAATGTTTCAAACCCTCTCCACCTGATAGGGATTTAAGTATTTCTTCTAGTTGTTTTTTCATTTATTTCCTTTTTGTTGTTCCATTCTTTATATATTATTTCACCATATTGTCTACTATTATTTTATTATTTTCTTGCTTTAAATAACCGCTATGGTAATAGGTATTCTTCTGCAACAATAGGAGAAAAATATGACATTAAAGGAATGGATAGCTAAAAATCACTATAGCTATTCTCAAACCGCACAAAAATTTGGTATCATAAATATTAATCCTGCTACCAATATTCAAAGGTATGCAAAAGGAGAACGAATACCACATCCAAAAGTAATGAAGAAGATTTTTGATGGTACAAAAAAACAAGTTCAACCTAATGATTTTTATGAAGAATACTGGCAAAGAGAACAACTTTAAATACGATAAAGTTAAGATAACCTGGTGGGACATTTGCACTTGCGAAGAGGCATGGGTAGGTGAAGATGATATATTAGACCACGATATATCTGTTTGTTCTGATGTTGGTTATATCTATAAAAAAACTAGAGATAAATTGTGGCTATTTACATCTTATTCTGAAGATGAAAATGGAATGGATGTAGGAAATTTAACTTGCTATCCAAGACAAGTTGTTAAAAAGATTGAGGTATTAAAATGATAGATTTGAATGAGGTTGTAAGAAAAAATATAATTATAATTATGAATCAAAAAAAAATTACAATACCATATATTACTTCTAAAATAAAAATTTCTACATCTCTTATATATAAATATATAAAAGGAGATAGGAAAATTTCACTTAAATTTTGTAGTTTTTTATCTAAACTTTTAGATGTTCCAATTAAAAATTTATTTGATGAAGATATATATAATGAATTTAAAGATGTTTTTACACAACCATATAAAAGTTATAAAATAAAAGGTGTAAATAAAGATAACAACAATATTAATAAAAGAGATAATGTTATTTATTTTTACAGAAAAATATCTCCAAATAAAAAAACACTACAAACTCTTGGAAATGAATTTAATATATCAAGAGAAAGAGTAAGACAAATACAAAATAAAATAGAGAAACAAAATGAATATTGAGAACATGAGAAAAGGAACTAGATAATATGACTCATGTTGGTATGTTTGAGGAGATAGATTTAAGCCATAAATTCAGAAAATTAAAAAAGGAAAATAAAAAACTAATAAGCGAGATTGAAAAACTTAAAAGACATGTATTAGACCTTGAGAGAATAATAGAAGAAAAAGACAACGAGATTATAATAATTAAGAATAGATAATAAAGGAGTAAGTGTGGCTAGATGGACTTATTATAAGTCTAATGGGGATTACAACGATTGGCACAGGCAATTTGAGGGTCTTGCAGGGATAGATTTGGATTTTTGCGAGGTATGTCCCAAGTGTTATGAACCATTAGCTGTAAAAGAAACTTGTTTTGATAAAAATCAGCAGTTCAAAGCTACAACCCTTACAAAAATGGTCGGAGATCGCCTAAAGATACCTGCCTTTTTGATATTCTATACTCCTTTACCCAATGACACCATGAAGTTCAGAATTAAGCGTGTGAGTGAGCCTATGACCGAAATTTATGAAGTTAATCAGGAGGAATGGTTGAAATATTTATATTCGTTGCAGGAAGAACATAGGAGGTGTTGTAAATATGCAACACAAGTATGATCCTCATATTAGGGTAAAGTTTGCTCTATTTGATGACCCACAGTTTAGATCAATTCCTGAAAACCACAGATCTCACGCCTACTTGGTGTTTATTTGTCTACTAAAATTTGCTAACTCTAAAACCCTAACTTGCTATCCTCGCAAAGCCACCATTGCTGATATGTCCGGTCTATCTAGGACAACCATATACAGAGCTACACTTTGTTTGGAAAAGGCAGGCATTATAAAGAAAAAGAGATTAAAATCAACTTTATTATATACTATAAACCCTAAGTATATTGTGGGTTATAGACCAGAGGTTTCACAGAGAAACATAGATGTTTCAGAGAGAAACATGGGTGTTTCTGTTAGACCACTATTAGAAGAACTAACATATATAACTAACATTAATACTAGCATTAACCTTTTTATAAAAGGTCTTTCAGGTAGTGGTAGCGGTAATGAACATATTATAAAAGGATTAGCGAATAAATACTCCCCTGAACAGCTTAAGAAAGCAATAATTGATAAAGATAATCCTTATTTTTGTAAAAAGGCTTTAGAGATACAAGAAGATAAGAATAAGAGATATGTACCCAAAAATATTATATTAAAAGCTGTGGATAATGTCCGCAAAAAAACTAATTATTTCTATAAAAGTAAGGTAGCTAAAAATAAGGATAAATATGGCAGGATTTCAAAGTCGCAAGATTTATTGCGAGGCAATAGCAAAAACAAGCGGTAAGCAATGCCTTGCTAAAGGTTATTATACACCTACAAAGGATAGATTTCTTTGTATGTTTCATAGAGGCTCAAAGTCGTGGGATAATAAAACTAGAAAGTATAAAGGCTTATATAAAAACGATAGAATAAAACTAGACAATAAGGTAAAGATATTAAAGAACTTAAAAAATTTTAAACATAAAACAGATGAAGAAATCAAACAGTATATCAACCAAGAAAAACAACGTGCCAATAGCACTTTCGGATATAGAACAAAATACTATACTAGATCAATTACACAATGGCGTGGTCGCTTACGAAATAGCAAAACAAAAACAGATCAAATTGAAAACTTTATACGACTACTTGGACAAAAACCCAAAGTTTAAGGAACAATTTAATAAGGCACAAGAACGAGGCATTAAAACATTAGTTGAAAAAATGTGTGTAATATTTGATAGAGATAATGTTTCTTTAGATAATAATGAGTTGCTATTTATTAGAGAAAAAAAGGACTGGTTAAAATTTATTGCACCAAGACTCTCATCTTTGTTCGTAGAAAAGACAAAATCTGAGGTAAAGCAGGACACTCAGCTTCGAGTAATGTGGTCAGATACTCCTGATCTGCTGGACCTAGACGCTGCAGAAATTGCTGATATAGAACACCCCTCGCCAAAATAAAATGGGAAAGGGTTTTAAGTTTTAACTCATTCATAAAAATCTATAACTAGAACTTCTTGTTCTTTCTTTTTCTTTTTCTACTCTTTCATAAAAAGGTTTAAAAGAATCATAATTAATAAACATTATACTATGTAATTTTAAAGCAAATCTATTTATTTCTTTTTCTTTTTGTTCTTCATTTTTTCTAGTCTTTCCTATTGTTGAGTTGGATTTAATATAATGTTTTGCTAAATTAAAAGTATTTCCCATTGAATAATAATTTTTTAAGGCATTTTGAGAAAATAGTATTTCGTATGTATATAAATTTCTTCTAAATTCTTTTCGCAGTATTTCTCTTAATCTTTTATTATCATTATTCATGTAATAATTAGAATTATGTTGCTGATTATAATAAGGTTTCCAATAAGTAATTAAATCTATTTCTAGTTTATCCATTTCCTGTACTGTATTACAAGGAATGAAAGTAATTAATTCACAACCATAATCTTTACAGTTTTCATTTTGTTTTGATTTAATTTTTTCTTCTAAAGAGCTTGGTGTTCTTTTCCAATAATCTTTTGACTTACCTATATAAACAACTTCCTCATATTGTTTATTAATTCCACAATAAACACCCATTCTATTTGTTAATGGTATGCTTTTTTGTAGCAAATAACCAATACTATATGCTTTTTCTATTAGCACTTGTTTATTTATTCAACTGGAGTAAAACCATCTTTTTTATTCCATGTATTCACTATTTTTTCATTGGTTGAATTATCTAAATAAACAACCCAATCTCCAATAGTAATATATAAGCAATTTTTTGATCTTACATCAACTGTAATACCTTTTATTTTCTTTTTAATAAATTTATTTTTCATCTTTCCTTTCGTTTGTTTGTTGATTATTTTCTAATTCAAATATTTTTTGCCTATGTTCAAAATATCTTTTTCTAAAAACTATATTTTGATGCCATAATATTGAATTTTCTTCTTCTAGTTTTCTTTTATATTTTCTTAATTTAGCTTTTAGTCTTTTCACTTATTTGTTTTTTGGTATTAATATTTTATCATATCTTTTTAACATATTTCTTAAATCCCAATCTTCTTTAATTTGTTTTCTTAAAATATTAATTTCAGAGGGATCATTACAAATATCTGTTAATACATTTGCAATCCATTTAGGATAATCATCATCTAAATATTTATTTACCATTTCTTTTGTTATCATTTTTTATTCCTTTCTTTTATTTATGATATTTAGCTTCTCTTTTAATCATTACATCAACACCGATATTTTGAAGTAATTCCTCTTTAAACTCGGTAATTTCTTTTTGTAATTTTTTATGATCTTTAATGTTTTCAAAATCATAAATCCTATCAGCTACATAAAAGATAGATATTCGGTCATCTGGTTTGTAATCATACTCATTATCTTTTTTTGTTTTTTTAGTCATACTTTCCTTTCTATTTATTTACTTGCTTGTTATTTTTTCTATTTTATCTAATTTTTTTAATCTTTGAGATACATATTTCATATCTCTAATACAAGCATTTACATCTGCATTACTATCATAATCAACTCTTTCAAAATGCTCTTGTAAATACATATCAAAATTACTTAAATCTGAGTGTATTGCTTTTACAAAATAGTCTTTCATGTTTTCCTTTCTTTTGTTTATTCATAAACATTGTCATCAATGTCTATTTTAGCTTGTTTTATAGTATCATATTGTATTCCACCTATTTCCCAAAATGGATCTTCTTTAAACTCTTTGCACACAATATAATATGGTTTTTGGTCTTTGTGATACATTTCACAAATCTCAAAATCTTTATAGTGTTCTACCGGCATTTGTTCCTTTCTTTTGTTTTTCTTTTTCATAAAAAGTATTTTTATTTAATTCTATGTATGAAAGAGAATTATGTTTTAAATATGTTAATAGTTTGTTCTTTTTATTTTCATTAACATTTTTTAATCTTATTATTATTAAATCATTAACCATTATTTATGACCTTTAAGCATTAACCATACTATCATAACAAATAAAAACGATAATAAGGTTTGCAGCTCAATTGGTGTATTTAAAAATATTTCAAGCATAATTTATATCTTCATTTGATAATTTATTATAACAAGATTGACATAAACAAGTATAATCAACCATGTTAGGTTTATCTAACTCATTATCCCAATATAAAGTTTCGTTTTCACTTTCATTTTGACACTCATTACATTTTTTTTCTTTCATATATTCAACCAGGATTTTTGTTTTTCTATTAGTTGTTTTTGCTGTTCTTTATAAAGTTTATTTCCTTTATAATTCTTATAAAATCCATAACCGGCACAGCTGTTCAAAAATAATAGCATAGATACTATCATAATTATTTTAATCATTATTTTTAACTTTCAATTATTTTTATTTTTTTTTAATCATCAATAACCCATTCACAATCATCAGTATATTTTGAATTAGGATATTTTTCTTTAACTTGTATGTGTTCACATTCAAAACAAACATAAGCATTATCAGTTATATTATCACAACCTTGTGTGCAATCCTTGTTAGGTTTTACAAAATCTAAATTGATATATTTCATTTTTTTTTCCTTTCCTATTTGTTGTTATATGTAGCAATGCCATAAAAATTTAATTGTTAATAATATAATACAAAGTTGCCAAAGTTTTATATTTGTTGTGCTTAATATTCCGCCACTCATTACTGATATAAACATAATTAAGTTATTCATTTATTCAAATCAGTTAATATATATTCACCTGATTTTATTTTCTTTTTAGTGTCTTTTATATTTTCGCCTAAAAATATATTTCTATATTTTCCAGTTGTTGTGCTATAGTTCCAATATTTTTGATCTAAATAAACACCATATTTATTATTTTCATATCCTTTTTTTACAATCATTGATGAATAAGATTGAAAATATTTATTATCTTCATTATCAGTAATTATAAATTGATTGGCTATTTTATTTCCATTATTGCTAGTTATGTTTTCTACTTTCATTGTTTGTTTCCTTTCATTGTTTAATTTAACTTAATAAATAAATATGTCTAAAATTAGGCATTTATTCTTGAAAACATAGGTTTATCAAAATAATAACAATTAACAAATTTTGTATTAAAATTGACTTTATAACCCTTATTTTTAAGTTTATCTATTAATAGAGTTGCATCGCAATCTTCTTCAAAATAATAACAAGCGTTTTCAAAATTATAATAAGAATATTCTGAAAACTCTTTTATATCTATTTCAAAAGCTTCCAGATCATATTTTGAGAGTTGGATATAACCATGACTTTCATTATCATAGAATTTTAGTGTTATTTCTTTTTTCATAGTTTCCTTTCAGTTGTTATTGTTTACTTAAATGCTTTTCTTTTTAAAGTATTAACAGCATTTTTATAGACTACTTCAGGTCTATTAAACATTGTGTCAATTCTTTTAACATCAATCAAAGCAGTTAATTTGTTGTATTTATCTAAAAATCTTACATTGCTAAAATTAGGGTTTTCAGATTTAAAGAAATTACAGAAATCATTTAATAAATCTGTATGTTCTTTATATTTATTATCAGCTAGTATTTTAACAATAGCCTCAAAATGTTTTCTTGTTATTGTCATTGTTTCCTTTCAGTTGTTTTTATTATATTAAATTTTCATTTACATAATCGCTTAATCTTTCGCTTATACTTTTAAGATCAGCATTTTTACCTTTTATAAGTAAATGAAACATATTTTTAAATGTTTTATCTTCTAGCAACATATTAAAATCAGCAGTTGTTTTATCTTCAACCCTTGCTATGATTGATCTTACTTCTACATTAGTCATTGTTTCCTTTCATTGTTTAATTTAATTTAATTTAAAATTATGGCTATAATTAGGCATCATTTATACTATCTAAAATATATCTTTTTGTTGGTGTGATATGATATTTAATTGATACATTTTTATTTAAAAAGGTATCTGCTGAAAAACCATAAACCCAACCAGCATTAGCCGGTGTTTTTACTATTCCGACATCATTAAAATTAAATTCAAATCTAGGGTTGCCATTAAAAGTATTTTTTAATCTTTTAACATTTATTACTTTAGTTATTATTTCTAGTTGTGTCATTGTTTCCTTTAGTTGATTTGTTTTAAACATAACTAAAGATAAAACAAAGATAAGGCAGAATTAAGGCAGAAATAGAAATATATTTAATTAGTTTAAATATGTTAAATGATCGTATCAATATATAAGAGCATAAATTTTTATTTCTCGTGTATAAGATCGGTAAGCATTACTGACCTATATATAAAAGATTAAGAGCTTTAGAGTTTCCGATAAATAAAAGTTATCAGAACTAATTAGATTTGTTAAAGGTTTTTGCCTGCTAATTAGGTGAATTTCATTTTAAATAAAGGGGGTATACACCCAAGATCGCCACACTTTTTATTATATATATATACATGGGACTGTAGGACACCCTTAGACAAAGACATCCACACACATCTCAAAACAACCCACCACCTTTTCCACACCTTGCTAGACCTTTTTCTTTTACTATTTTTTTTAAATATACTATATGTAGTATATGGATTATTTTTCATCAGATGATTTAGATTCAGTTGCTTACATTGAAAAGAAGTCAAACGCTGTAGTTTTAAAGTTTTATGGTTTTCCCAATGAAATGACTGCACAATTATTTATTACCTATTCAATGATGAAGATGGGATTTGATTTTCACCCTATAAATGATGATATGCCAAGTAAAATGATTCACTAAACATATATGGATATTAAAATACCATACACCCCAAGGAAGCACCAAGCCTATTTACATAAGGAAATATCTAAACGAAGATGGAGTGTTCTGGTATGTCATAGACGATTTGGCAAAACAGTATGTATGATTAACCATTTAATTAGGTCAGCACTACTGACCAAAAAAAAACACCCTAGATTTGCTTATATTGCTCCAACCTTCAAACAAGCTAAAGCTATTGCCTGGGACTACATGAAACAGTTCACCGCCAAGATACCCTATACAAAATTTAACGAAACTGAACTTAGGGTAGATTTACCTAATGGCTCTCGTATTACTTTGCTAGGCTCAGATTCACCTGATGGATTAAGAGGTATATATTTAGATGGCTGCGTAATAGATGAATATGCAAATGTAACCGACAAGCTATTTCCAGAAATAATTAGACCAGCACTTTCTGATAGAAAAGGATATTGTATATTTATTGGAACTCCGGCTGGAATGAACAATAATTTTTACGAACTCTATCAACACGCACAGGGAGCAGACGACTGGTTCAATTATAAAGCAAAAGCGAGTGATACCCAGATTGTAGATGAGGAGGAGCTTAGCAAGGCGAAAGAAGTTATGGGAGAGAAGAAGTATCTGCAGGAATTTGAGTGCGATTGGGTTGCTAACATTGAGGGAGCAATTTATAGCGATGCTTTAACTAAAATGGAAAATTCAAAACAAATTACTAGAGTTCCTTACGATCCTTCATTACCAGTTTCAACTAGCATGGATCTAGGTGTAGCAGATCATACCGCTATAATATTTTTCCAGCAGTTAGGAAGAGCAATTAATATTATTGATTATTATGAAGAGAGAGGTCAAGGATTACCGCACTATATTCAGATGTTAAAAGATAAAGATTATATTTATGATAAACATTATGCTCCACACGATATTGAAGTTACTGATTTTAGTAATGGTAAAACTAGAAGGGAGGTTGCTTTTCAATTAGGAATTAGATTTAAGGTCGTGCCGAAAATTCCATTGGAAGATGGCATCCACGCAACATCAATGGTTCTGCCTAGGTGCTGGATTGATACTGACCATTGCAAAAAGTTAATAGATGCGTTAAGACATTATCACAGGAAGTATATTGATAAAAATAGAATGTTTAGATCAAAGCCTGTACACGATTGGAGTTCACACGCAGCAGATGCCATGAGGTATCTAGCTGTTGGACTGCAGGAATTAAATAGTAGACAAACTGCTCCACAAAGTATAGCAGATAATAGTTATAGGATTATATAAATGGGATCAATATTCAGACCAAAAATGCCACCACTTCCAGCAGTTGCACCGCCACCAGAGCCACCAAAGTCTGAAGTATCCTCGGAAGATAAAGAAAGAATTGCAAAAGAACAAGCCGCTATTCGTAGAAGAAAGTCAGGTAGACAATCAACAATATTAACAGGACCTCTTGGAATACAAGAGGATAAAGAAGAAGCGTTAGATACGCTATTAGGATAAATTAATTATGCCACATCATACACGATATGAACCCAACAACCAAACAAGATCAAAAAAAAGTACATCAACAGGAAGCGGTAATGGAAATAGAAGAACACATCATTCTTCTAATGTAACATATACGCCAACCCCTGTTTCATCAGAAGCAGCTAAAAAACAAAAAAAAGCTGTAGGAAAATCTCAACTTGATAATTATAAAGTTAAACAAGTTCCGATAACTGGGATTGTTTCCCTTGCAGCAAATACTGTTACCGGTACAAAATTAAGACAAATATCATTTGAAAAAAATAGAGATTTTTTTAGAAAAAAAGTTTTAACCAGTAAAAATGTAGGTGAGTATGAAGATACCTTAGATAGTTATAAAAGCTATATGAAAAGTAGAATGTCAGGTGAAACAGATGCTTATGGTAATCCAATATCTAAAGGCGGTAATGGTAGACCTGTTGTTGAAAAAAATGTTGGCGGCAGAACTATTTTAGCACAAGCTCCAACAGAAGCTGAAGTATCACAATCAGATGCTGCTAATGCTGCCGAGACAAAATTAACTAAGAGAAGAGTAAAAGCAAGAGGAAGAAAAATGAATATATATACTCAATCAAAAGATAAACTTACACTAGGTAAGAAAAGTTTATTAGGAGTAGTTTAGTGGCAAAGACAGATTTAACAAAAAAATTATTATCAAGATTTGATAGATTAAAAAGTCAAAGACAAACCTGGGAAACACATTGGCAAGAAGTTGCTGATTACATGATGCCAAGAAAAGCAGATGTAACCAAACACAGAGCCAGAGGTGATAAACGAACAGAAATGATCTTTGATTCTTCTCCCTTACAAGCAGTAGAATTATTAGCGGCATCCCTACATGGAATGTTGACTAATCCTTCTACTCCTTGGTTTACTTTAAAATTTAAAAATGAAGATATAAATTCAGAGGAAGAAGCAAAACTTTGGTTGGAAAGTGCGACTGAAACTATGTACACCGCATTTAATAGCTCAAACTTTCAACAAGAAATTTTTGAACTGTATCACGATTTAATTACTTTTGGAACTTCTTGTATGTATGTACAGGAAGATGATAAAGAAATATTAAAATTTTCTACAAGACATGTTAAAGAAATTTATATTGCTGAAGATGAAAAAGGTAGAATAGATACTGTTTATAGAAAATTTAATTTATCAGCCAGAGCTGTAGTTCAAGCATTTTCTTTTGAAAATAAAATATCACCAGATGTGTTGGCACTTTCACAAAAAGATCCTTATCAAGATGTAGAATTATTACACGCAGTTTATCCAAGATCAGACTTTAATCCTAATTTAAAAGATCAAGAAAATATGCCATTTGAATCTGTTTATATCGAAATGAAGAATGGTAACGAATTATCTATATCTGGATTTCAAGAATTTCCTTTTGTATGTCCTAGATATTTAAAAGCATCACATGAAATTTATGGTAGATCACCTGCAATGACAGCACTACCGGATGTGAAGATGTTAAATGAAATGTCAAAAACTACAATCAAAGCTGCACAGAAACAAGTAGATCCGCCTCTATTAGTTCCTGATGATGGTTTCCTTTTGCCAGTCAGAACTATACCAGGTGGATTAAATTTTTATAGATCAGGTACTAGAGATAGAATTGAACCTTTAAACATTGGAGCAAATAATCCATTAGGTTTAAATATGGAACAGCAAAGAAGAGACTCCATTAGAGAAGTATTTTATGTAAACCAATTACAATTACAACAAGGTCCACAAATGACAGCAACAGAAGTAATCCAAAGAAATGAAGAGAAGATGAGATTACTAGGACCGGTATTAGGTAGACTACAATCAGAATTATTAAAACCACTTATTGATAGAACTTTTAATATTTTATTAAGAAGAGAACAATTTATTCCAGCTCCTGAATTTTTATCAGATCAAGATATAGAAATAGAATATGTTTCACCTCTTGCTAAAGCACAAAAATCTTCAGAACTTTCATCAATAACTAGAGCAATAGAAATATTAGGTAGTCTTGCAAATGTTGCTCCTGTATTTGATTATATTAATTTTGATGCGTTAGTTAAACATGTTGCAAGTATTGTTGGCGTTCCGCAAAAAATATTAAAGACACAATCACAAGTTAATGCTGAAAGAGAAGAACAAGCAGCACAAGCTGAACAACAACAACAAATGGCTCAAATGCAACAAGTTGCACAAGCCGGAGGAGATATAGCACCACTAGCGAAAGCATTGCCAGAAGAAGCAAAAGCAATAGCAAACGCAGAAGCTGGATAATATGGATTCAAAACAACTAGAAAAACATATACAAAATTTAAAAAACAATTATAAAATTATGTTTAATTCAGGCGAGGGTAAAGTAATCTTAGCCGATCTTGAAAAAAGATGTCATTATCATTCTACCACTAATGTAAAAGGTGATAGCCATGAGAGTGCATATATGGAAGGACAACGCAGCGTTCTTCTATTTATTAAATCAATGCTGCAAAATGAAAATGAAAAAGGTAAATAAAAATGTCAAGCGAACAGATAACACAGGAAACTGTGCCTGTAGAAAAAACGACTACAGCACAGACAGAAGAAAAACCGGTAGCAACTCCTACAGCAGTTAGAGGAGCAGATACACCTGCACCACATCAAGCAACTTGGAAAGATTCTATTAGCGAAGTCTATAGAAATGATCCTAACATTGAAAAATTTACTGAAGCAGATGCTTTAGCTAAATCTTATATCAATGCAGTAAAAATGATTGGTCAGGATAAAATAGCAATACCAACAAATAATTCAACTCAAGAAGCGTGGGATGAAGCATACAGTAAATTGGGTAGACCAGAGTCTGCTGAAAAATATGATTTAGATATTAATTCAGAAATTGTAGCAATGGATGAAAATCAAATTAAATCCTTTGCCGAGCAATCTCATAAATTAGGTTTAAATAATAAACAGGCTCAAGGAATATTAGAGTTTTATAAAGATAATATGGAAGGCTCTGTACAACAATCAAAAATAGATATTGAAACTTCACAAGCTCAAGCAGAACAACATTTAAGACAAGAATGGGGTAGAGATTATGATGCTAAAGTAAAACAAGCTGGTGCAGTAGCAAAAGCTAATATGCCAGGAGTTTTAGATTTAGTATTACAAGATGGTACTAGAGTTGGTGATAATTCAGAAATTATAAAAGGCTTTTCAAAGATAGCCGCTATGTTTTCTGAAGATAAAATGGTTACAACTGAAAGCGAAAATGTTGATAGTGTTAAAAATATTGAGCAGGAAATCTCACAAATGATGAATGATAAAGCTCATCCTTATCATATTAAGGGACATCCTGAACATGATAAATCTATACAACAAATGCTTACATTAAGAGAAATGTTGAATAGCGATACTAAATAATAATAATTTTAATCCCTTGTATTATTATTAAAAATATTATAAGGGATTAATTATAAGAAAATTCGCAAGAACCTTATTGACAAGCAGCAAAAGACTCTAGTCTAAAAGACTTAAAATCCAAGAGATGCCTATCAATGTTGATGGAGAACCTTTCTGATTTAATCAATAATAATATGGAGAGACAATTATGTCATCACAAGTAACAACAGCTTTTGTACAGCAGTATTCTGCTAATGTACAAATGTTGTCCCAACAAATGGGATCGTTATTAAGAGACAAAGTCAGAGTAGAAAGTATTACAGGAAAAAATGCTTTCTTAGATCAAGTTGGCTCAGTAACTGCAGTTGAAAAAACTAGCAGACATTCAGACACTCCACAGATAGATACACCCCACGCAAGGCGTAGAATATCTCTGTCGGATTATGAATTTGCTGATTTAATAGATCAAAATGACAAAGTTAGACTCTTAATAGATCCGACTTCATCTTATGCTCAAGCTGCTGCTATGGCAATGGGAAGAGCAATAGATGATGTGATCATATCTGCTGCACTAGGTACTGCGTATACTGGTGAGACAGGATCAACTAGCACAGCCAATGCGAATTCAATCGCACATGGTTCTGGTGGTTTAACTGTCGCTAAATTAAGAACTGCAAAACAGACTCTTGATTTAAGCGATGTAGATCCTTCTATACCAAGACACATTATAGTATCACCAAAGCAGATTAGTGATCTTTTAAACATAACTGAGGTAACAAGTGCCGATTTTAACACAGTCAAAGCATTGGCTAATGGTGAAATCAACACTTATCTTGGTTTTAACTTCATTGTATCAAACAGACTTGCATTATCTAGCACAACTAGATCATGTATAGCCTTCGCACAAGATGGAATAGCTTTAGGTATTGGCAAAGATGTCAATGCTAGAATAGACGAAAGAGCTGACAAATCTTATGCCACTCAAGTGTACTACTGCATGAGCATCGGTGCTACTAGAATGGAAGAAGATAAAGTTGTTGAAGTACAATGTACTGAATCGTAATAGGAGGAAATAAATTATGGCGAATGTAAATACAGATATCGTAACTAATTTTGCTGCTACTCCCCAGGTAAAGAATGATTCCCAACAGTTGCACGGTTCAAAAAGAATTGCACAGGGAACTATTGCTTTAGATTCTGGAGACTTATCGGCAACTGATACAGTTATGTTAGCTCCTGTACCAACTAATGCTAGTATTTCTTCTATCAAGTTGTTTAATGACGACTTAGATTCTGGAACTACTAATACATGCGATGTTGGTTTATGGACTACAGCAGTTGCTGCTGTAGATGACGACTGCTATGCTTCAGCGATTACAGACCTTAGAGCGGCTGTAGTAACTGGAACTGAAGTAGCGTTTGAAGCTAGAAACATTAACACAATGGGTCAAAAAGTCTGGGAAGATGCTGGACAAAGTTCTGATCCAGGTGGAGTTTACTATGTCGGTTTAATCTTTGACGCTGCAGGTGATACTGCTGGTGATTTAAGTTTTATAATTGAATATACAGTAGACTAATAAATAGAATTAAACAGGCGAGTAGAGGGAGACTGAACCTCGCCTGTTTAGCATGAAACAGATTAAAGATTTAAAACCTGTACTACATTTTAAAAAAAATAATTATGTATACAGATATGTTCTTGTAGACCGGTTTCAGTATGGTCCTAAATATCATTATGGATTTGATACTAAACAAGAAAGAACAGAAGAAGAGATATTTGCTTTAGAAAGAGATAGACAAATAAGGCGTAAGTATATTATAAGGAAGTAATATGGCATCAGTAGTAGATATTTGTAATGGAGCATTAAATCAATTAGGAGCATCAACAATCCTATCCTTAACAGAAGATTCAAAAAACGCTAGACTTTGCAATTCAAGATACACTCAAGTTAGAGATGCTTTGTTTAGAACACATCCTTGGAATTGTTTACAAGCAAGATTAGAACTAGCTGCATCAACTACTTCACCGGCATGGGGTTTTACCTATGCTTATACCTTACCAGCAAATTGTTTAAGATTACTTAGAGTATTAGATTACGATTCAAATTATAAAGTGGAAGGTAGAAAAATATTAAGTAACGCATCCACTATGAAAATATTATATATTTCAAGAATTACTGACCCCAATGAATATGATGAACTATTAAGAGAAACATTATCTGCAGCTCTAGGTGCGGACATTGCTTATGCAGTAACATCTAACAACACAACATCACAAAATATGATTTTATCATATCAAGAAAAATTAAAAGATGCTAGATTTGTAGATTCAACTGAAGGTCAGAATGTAGATCACGATTTAGGAATGGCAGATGTTATAGACGCAGGTTCATTTATTAATTCAAGGTTTTAATATATGGCTAGAGTAGCTGCACAACTTACAAATTTTACCGCAGGTGAATTATCACCTAGATTAGATGGAAGAACAGACCTAACAAAATATGCTGCAGGATGTTCAAATTTAGAAAATTTAGTTATCTATCCTCATGGAGCTGCGGCTCGTAGACCAGGTACAACTCATGTAGCTGAAGTTACTGATAGTTCAAAAAAAACAAGATTAATACCTTTTGAATTTTCAACAACACAAACTTATATTCTTGAATTTTCAAATTTAAAAATAAGATTTTTTAAAGACAATGGTGCAATATTAGAAGGTGATAAAACTATTACAGGAATTACTCAAGCTAATCCTGCAGTAGTTACATCTAGTTCACATGGTTATTCTAATGGTGATGAAATAAAAATTACTTCAGTTGTAGGAATGACCGAAGTAAATAATAAAAGATTTTTAGTTGCAGGTGTAACTACCAATACATTTGAACTACAAGATAAAGATAGTGTTGATATAAACAGTTCAGGATATACTGCTTATAGTTCAGCAGGAACTGCTAATAAAGTTTATACAATTGCCTCTCCTTATTTAGAAGCAGAATTATTTGATATAAAATTTGCTCAATCTGCTGATGTTATGTACATTACCCATCCAAACCATGAGGTAGAAAAACTATCTCGTACTGGTCATACTTCTTGGACATTAGCTGATGTAGATTTTACCAATGGACCATTTATAGATGTTAATACAACAGCAACAACTTTAACACCAGCATCTTCAGGTGTTGGAACTGGAGTTAATATTACAGCCTCTGCCACAACTGGAATTAATGATGACCAAGGATGGTTAGCAACAGATGTGGGTAGACAAATTCATTTTAATGGTGGCTATGCAAAAATAACCGCTAGGACAAATTCAACTGTTGCAGTCGCAACCATTACAACCGCCTTTACAAATACAAATGCTATTACAGCTTGGTACTTAGGAGCATTTTCTGATACCACAGGTCATCCTTCCTGCGTAACATTTTTTGAACAAAGATTAGTTTTTGCCGCAACATTAAGTAATCCACAAACAGTTTATTTTTCAAAATCTGGTGATTATGAAAACATGGATGCTAATATTGGTGGTACTGTAGCTGATGATGATGCAATTATTTATACAATCGCATCTAACCAAGTTAATGCAATTAGATTTATGTCAGCAACAAGAACTCTAATTATTGGAACTGCCGGTGGTGAATTTGCAGTTAGTGGAGGTGGAGATGACAGCTCTGTTACTCCAACAAATATATTGATTAAAAAACAAACAAATAATGGTGGAGCTAATGTAGATGCTGTAGCAGTTGGTAATGCTACTTTATTTTTACAAAGAGCAAAAAGAAAAATTAGAGAATTAGCTTATAATTTTGATGTAGATGGTTATTCTTCACCTGATCTAACTATCCTTGCCGAACATGTTACTTCCGGTGGAATAACTCAAATGGCTTTTCAGGGTGAACCATTATCAATTTTATGGTGCGTTAGAG